TTCAACTATAAAGGTAGTAATAGTGTTTATCAAGCGATTTTAAAAGCTTTTAATGATAATAACTATAAAATAACTAACAGAGTTGTAAGTGGAATGATTGATAGATTAGGTGAATCAGTAAAAGAAGAAGGTGATTATCAGGATTACTTCAAAGCACAACTTGCAAAGACTGGAAAGTCTATTACCGATATGGATGATGAAGAAAAGAAGAAGTTCTTTAATTCAGTAGATGCTGGCTTTAAAGCTAAAGATGAACGTATAGTTAAAGAAGTTAAAAAAAGATAAATGAGTAATTTACTAATTGAAACCCATCTTTTTGAAGCAAAGCTAACTCAAGAAGAAAATGGAACGTATTTAGTTAAAGGAATACTTCAAAGAGCAGGAGCGCCGAATCAGAACAACCGACGTTATCCTAGAGAGATTTTGGAGCGTGAATGTAAAAAATACGAACAACTAATTCGTGAGCGTAGAGCATTGGGTGAGTTAGACCATCCAGATTCACCAGTAATCAATCTAAAGAACGTATCGCATAACATTAGAGAAATCTATTGGGATGGTGATGATGTGTGTGGTGTAGTAGAGATACTTTCAACACCATCTGGTAACATCCTAAGAGAGTTGTTGAAGAACAATATCCGTTTGGGTATATCTTCGCGTGGTTTAGGTTCAGTTAAACAGATGCAAGATGGTACTGTAATCGTACAAGAAGATTTTGAATTAGTGGGCTGGGACTTCGTTTCAAATCCATCTACACATGGAGCATTTATGGCACCTGTTAATGAATCAAAACAATACCAACAAATTGCAGAAGAATGTGGTAAGTGGTGTAAATCACAAGACCTAATGAGAGAAATATTAATAGAATTAAATTAATTATATATTTATACAAAACTAAATACATACGGATATGAATCGTACACAATTAAAAGAGATGATTAAAACCATCGTTAGAGAAGAGAAAAGTAAAAAAATGCAAGAATCTTTAGAAGATTTAGATACCACTCTTCCAGCAGGCGTTAGTCGTTATTTAGATAAAGTAGCAGCAGTGATTAAAAGCTATAACTTACCAAGAAAGAAAGAAATTATGGTATTAGCTACCATCATTGATGCATTAGGTATGGATAAAGGTGATATCACTCGTGACCTTCAAAAGATTAAGAGTTCAGATATTCTTAATAAAAAGTAATAATACAATCATATACTATGATAAGGTTAAAAAACATATTACGAGAAGCAGAAGAGTTTCAACAACTACCATCTAATGTAAAGAAGCAGTTTTTGGAAATCATTTCTACCTATGGACATTATAGGGAAGGTATGACCAGAAAATCTGATATTAGAGAGATTGCTGAAACACTTGGTGCAATTGCAGATGCAGCGCAAGAATACACTTTGAGAGAAGGTGGTGACTGGTTTGATAGAGTTACCATTAAACGTAATATGGGTGAGTTAAAATCACTACAAGAAAAGTTTCAGAAAGAATCAAATGTAGCATCCGCACAAGAACAACGTTTAGAAGCACTATACGAAGATATGGGACATGTGTTGGGTAGATACTTTGAAATAGCAGATGTTTCTGAGAAAGTAATGAAAGAAAGACTTGGATTAAAAAAATAATATAAAAACTAATAAGAAATGACTAAATTAGAATTAAAGAAACTTCTACGTGAAGAGGTTCGTAAAGTATTGATGAATGAAGTTGATAATAAAGCAAGTATGTTTGACTTATTACAATCAGTATCACGTGGTGACACATCATATGTTAAAGGTGTTAAAGTTGATAAAAAACAAGCCGATACTTTAATAAAGATTTACGATTTATTGGATGTTAGTGGACAACGTAAGTTTGATGCAATGCCAGCAGATAAGTTAGTGAGAGTATTTAATGATTTAATCTTCGAAGGTTCTAAACTCCGTAAACGTACAATCAACGAAGCATCATTCTTAGATGCTATGGAGAAAGTAAACTCAGGATATGATGCAAAAAAATCAATGCAAGATTTAACCGCTGATTCGCTTGAGGATGCAGGTTCTTCAAATGATTCAGAACATAAAAGATATGTAAAATCTATGCAAGACTGGATTAAAAAAATGGATAGCAACGGACCAACTGTAAAAGTTGGTGATTTGGTCAAAGTATATATGCGAAACGATAATAAATATGGTATCGGCCAAATTGTAAAACCAACTATTATGCGAGGAAGTTATGGAAATTCTGGACAAATTGCACCTAATAATATTCCTGCTTGGCAAATTGATTGTTATACAGAACGGAATATTGGAACTTCAAAAAAACCAATAGAGTATAAAGGAAAAACTTACTACTTTGAAGGTACAGTTCAATATGCACAATTTGATGAAGGTGATAAAAATACATTTTCTAAATTATAATAAAAAATGGAACAATTAGCATCGTTGTTTTTTCATAGTAGAACACAATCACATGTGTTTCACTTAGGGGTAAACGGACCAGGCGCATTCGCTGCACATAGTGCATTGAATACCTATTATGATGAAGTAATTGAAATTGTTGATGGTTTAGTTGAATCATACCAAGGAAAGTATGGATTGATTAAGTTCCAACAAGTAAATGGTATGGATAACGATTGCAGTATTAAAAACATAATTTCATATTTTGAAAAGTTATGTATTGCATTGGATAAAATCCGAAAAGACGAAAAGTTACAAGATTCGTGGATTCAAAACCAAATAGACAATTTATCACAATTATTATATTCCACAAAATACAAACTAATTAATTTACAATAACATGAACCCCCAAGCACTTACATCAGTACCAGCAAGAGCACCAAAAACTCTTGGTACACAATCAATCACTATCTTAAACGATAGGTTGGTAGATGAATATACTGCACATTTCTTTTATAGAATTGCGGCAAACTGGTGTAAAAATGCTGCATACAACAAAGCAGGTGCTTTCTTTGAAGCAGAAGCGGTTTCTGAATTAGAGCATGCCGGTAAACTACAACAATACTTAGTTGATTGGAACATTATACCAACTATGCCATCTGTAAAACCAAATATCGCATTTACCAATCTTATTGATATTGTAAACAAAGCATACGCATTAGAGTTTGGATTATTCGAAAAGTATAATGCAGATTCTTCAAAGATATTCCAATCAGACTTAACAACGTTTGATTTCTTAGGTGAGTTTAGAGATATTCAACTACAAGCAGTAACCGAATATTCAGATTTACTAAATGCAGCAGTATTAGTTGATACACAAAACAGATTAGATATTCTGTATTTCGAACAGACTTACTTTTAATATATGATACGATTGACGGGTTTAATTTCCCAAAATGCATTTGGTAATAAAGTAGCCAAGCCACTCAATGAGGACAAGGTTGATGATTATTACTATCATATAATAGAAGAGATACGAATCGTAGCTAGAAAGCTAAACGATAAAGATTTACAAGAGTTAAGAGAAAGATTACATAAATACCTTAGTTAGATAGTAGTATGATACGATTGACAGATTTATTAAAAGAGAATATTAATGAAAATTGGCTAAATCAACATGTCGCCATATATTTTCCATCCGTAGTTGCAAAGGATATAAAAAATGCATTCGATGGAATAAATTTTTATGTGTTCGTATCTTCAAGCAATAATTTTTCAGATAATAATGACCAACCAAGTTATAAAATGATTGGGTTGAAATCAATACGTGTGTATTTAGTATCAAAAAGTGATTATGAATCCGCATTATCAAAGTTAAACTCAAAATATCAAACTAGATTAAAAAGTTTTATCGCATATCCACCAGAAATAGAAGATAATTTTCGTAAATTTTTAATTAAAAATATAAATCCAAATGATTTTAAATATTCATCTGATGATCTTTTAAATCATGATCTTTATTTTAAAATAGGAAATGATTCTAGTAATAAAATTGCAAAAATTTGGAATTCATTAAAGGAAAAGGAACTTAGTAAATACACAGTTAAGGATGCAGTTTATCATGTATCTGCAAATGTTAATTTAAAAGTAGGTGATACTATTAAACCATATTTCAATTCACAAGAGTATATTAAATCATTATCACCATTCACAATGGATGTGGGTTCACAAGCATTTAGAATTGCAGAATTCTATTTGGAAAAATTCAGACCATCTACTGCACCATCCAGAGACAAGTCTACATTTGTTTTTAAAAACGTAGGTGACGCTATAGAATATTTGCATGGTGGTAATAGAAGTATATGGGCAGTAAAACCGACTAGTAAAGTTTATTGGGTAGATATGAGATGGGTGGATACACTCCAGGGTCAAATAGCTTCAATATATTCTGATTATGATGACACTAGTAAAAATGGAGAAAGAGAAGCAAAAAGAGCTGCCGATAAAATAGGTATAGATATTTCAAATAAATATTGGTCAGGAAAAGCAACATCTGACCCGATTTGGGAAGGTATTACAGTTGCAAATTTAGAAGTAATTAAAAGAGTAAAATAGATAGTAGCATGCTGAGATTAACAGATTTATTAAACGAAGGGTTTACCGGAGATGAACGAACTAAAATCAAAGATGCAGTAGTTGCATGTTTTGAAAGACGTGGTGATCAAGGTGTTCGTAATTACAAAACTCTAAATAATTACCTATCAAAGTTAGATTTTGATGTTGACCCAAATGATATCACAATCGGTAGATGGATTCCTAACACATATAATCGACAAATCAAATCAGCAGATATAGAGTTAGAAGGAGTGTATCTTGGTTCGTTACAAGATTATTCTTAGTTAAAATGAAAAATAGTTTACAAATTATTTAGTTTTATAAAAAAACTATATACTTATTCTCAAATATCTCATTCTCATATGAGATTCTTATTTAGACAATAGTTAGTTAATGAATACCTACCACCCATGTAGTGTGACCGAACAACTAACAAATCCGTATTGGAGTTTCACACGAAATAACTTCACAAAACAAATTTAATAAATAAAAATGGCAAATTCAAAATTATTGAAAGAAGCAATTGCTGATGCCAAAGCCGTTAAGGAAACTGCTTTAGCTAATGCAAAACTCGCTCTTGAAGAAGCATTTACGCCACGTTTGCAATCTATGCTAAGCCAAAAACTTAGAGCAGAAGCAGAAGGTGATGATGAAGACAACGAAGACGAGAACATGTATGAAGAATTAGATTCTTCAGATATTGGTACATCGGATAGCACTCCAGATTTGGAAGCAGACACCGAATTAGGTGATACTGATAAAGAAACTGCTGCACTTGGTGCTGAAGTTGACGGATATTCCAAAATTAAGGAATTATACGAAGATGATGCATTTGATGGCGCTTATGGTGATGACCAAGAAGATGAAAAAACTAATGAAATCTCTGTATTAAAAGCTAGACTCGCTGAATTAGAAGGCGAAGATGGTGAAGAAGAAGATGACACTATGGGAATGGAAGATGAAGGCGAAGATGATTACGAAGATTCTACTGAAGATGAAGAAGAAAACGATGACATGGATTTAGATGCAATCATCAAAGAATTAGAAGACCAATTAGGTGATGATGAAGAAGAATGTGAAGATTGTAACGATGATGACTCTCAAATGGATGAAGAAGATGAAGATGATACCAAAGCTCCTGCTGAAGATGATGAAGACGATACAATTGATCTTGAAGAAATCCTACGTGAAATGGAAAACGAATTTGGTGATGAAGACAAAGAGGAAGAAGAACCAGTTGAAGAACTGAAAAATGACCTTAAAGAAGCATACAAAACCATCAAATCTCTACAAGGAACTATCAACGAAGTAAATCTATTAAACGCTAAGTTGTTGTTCGCTAACAAACTATTCAGAGCTCATAATATGACCAACGAACAGAAGGTTAAAGTTATCGAAACTTTAGATAGAACTAAATCAGTACGTGAAGTTAAATTGGTATACTCTACATTAGCAGAAAATTTCAAATACACTTCATCTCCTGCCAACAGAGCAGCTAAAAAAGCAATCTCTGAAGGAATCGCAAGTAAAGTAACAAAATCTACCAAACCATCTGAATCTAAGCAAGTAATATCGGAAGATGTACAAGTTGCAAATAGATTTCAGAAATTGGCTGGAATTTTGAAGTAATTAATAAAATTAACAATAAATAAAAAATAAAATGGACTTAAAAAAATTAATGACAGGTGCAAACCCACAGAGCGTAATGCTTGAGCAAACTCGTGGTTTGAAAAGTAAATGGGCTAAAACCGGACTTCTTGAAGGAGTTGGTTCTGAAACTCAAAAGCATGGTATGGCTGTAATCTTAGAAAACCAAGCTAAACAATTATTAGATGAGGCAACTCGTACAGGTGCATCAGCAGGTTCGGAAGAATGGGCTGGAGTAGCTCTTCCATTGGTACGTCGTATCTTTGGTTCTATCGCAGCGAAAGAATTCGTTTCGGTTCAACCTATGAACTTACCTTCTGGACTTATTTTCTATATGGATTTCAAATACACTAACAACCAAGCAGGTAACCCAGATTTCTCTGGTTCTTCTTTGTTCGGTAATGGTGGAACTTTCGGTAAAGATTCTTTAGCACCAGCTGGTAACAAACTTGGTTCTACTCAACAAACCGCAGGTGGTCTTTACGGAGCAGGACGTTTCGGATATTCTATCAACAACCAAACCGCAGCTTTAACTGCAGCTGTATATCCAGTAACTTGGGCAGATATAAATTACGATGCAGATTTATCAGCTTCTGTTGGTGGTCTTAAAAAATTAGTAGTTACTACTCCAACTGATGCTGATGCAAATGGTGTACGTGCGTTTGAACTTACTCAATCTGGTTCTGCTGGTACTTGGTATCCTGCATATACTGTTATTAGTGGTTCACAGACCGTATTCATTGCACAATCTGGTTCACAAGCTTTCACTTCTTCAATCGGAGCAACTTTAGTTTACCATTCTCAACCTACTTCTACTTCACGTGGTGATTTCGAAGATAGAACTGCAAATGGTACTACTATCAACATCCCTGAAATTGAATTGGAACTTAAATCAGAACCAATCGTTGCTAAGACTCGTAAGTTAAAAGCCGTTTGGACTCCAGAGCTTGCTCAGGATTTGAACGCTTACCACTCAATTGATGCAGAAGCTGAACTTACTCAAATGTTGAGCGAGTACATCTCTTTAGAAATTGACTTGGAAATCTTAGAAATGTTGCAAATTAACGCATTCACTTCTGAGTATTGGTCAGCACGTGTTGGATATGAGTTTAACACCGCAACTAATACATTCGCAATTGATTCTAATACAGCAGCCGCTTCTGCATACCAAAAGAACACTTGGTTCCAGACTTTAGGAGTTAAGATGCAGAAAGTTTCTAATAAAATTCACCAATTAACAATGCGTGGTGGAGCTAACTTCGTTGTTGCTTCTCCTAACGTTTGTACTATCCTTGAATCTATGAACGGATTTAACACAAATCCTGGAAAAGATGCATTGACATTCGCAGCTGGTGTTTCTAACATCGGACAAATCTCTAACAGATATGATGTTTACAAAAACCCATATATGACTGAGAACGTATTGTTGATGGGATTCAAAGGAAGTAACTTCTTCGAAACTGGAGCAGTTTACGCACCTTATGTACCACTTATTATGACTCCTTTAGTGTATGACCCTCAAAATTTCACCCCACGCCGTGGAGTAATGACGAGATACGCTAAGAAAATAGTCCGTCCCGAGTTTTACGGTAAGGTAGTAATTGAAGGATTATCTACTATTTAATCATTAGAACTATTTTAAATTATTAAAAGGGGAGATTTTTCTCCCCTTTTTTTATGCAATTTATTTTGCTATTGATTTTATTTTTCGTATATTTATAGTAAATACACCTAAACACGTTAATATGTCTTATTTTAGAAGTTGTCCACGATGTAATGCGGAGATTGTTTATAAAAATGCAAGAAGTTTTAAATGGGCTACACGAGATAATACGGGGTGTAGAAAGTGTTATTCAAAAAAGATATCAGAGACAATAAAAACTCGTTATAATAATGGTGAATATAATTTTGTACCAAGAAATGCTGAAAGAGAAAAAACAAAGGAACGAAATTATCATAGAAATTGTCCTGAGTGTGGAAACGATATGAGTTATATTAAAGAATCCACTATGAAAGAATCACTCAGAAGAAATACTATTTGTAATCGGTGTTCTTGTTACAAATACAATAAAACATTTAAGGATGTAATCAAACCGGAACATATTTTGCAAATGAGAGCTACCAAAGCAGGATTCTCTAATTTTGAAGAGTATAAGGAGAAATATCCTAAAAAGAAATTCTATAAGCAAGAAGTGTGGAGATTAACATATCAGCATGATTTATCAAAATTACCAAATGTTGAATTACGTGGTAGATGTGGTGTTGATGGTGCATATCAGTTAGACCATATACAAAGTATTAATTGGGGATGGGAAAATGGTATAGAACCATCAGTCATAGCAAGTATGGAAAATCTAAAAGTTATACCTTGGCGAGAGAATCTATTAAAATCATCAAACTAACTTAAAGGGTAGCAGTAATGTTACTCTTTTTTTGTGTCCTATACATTTCCTAACTTTTTTTATATTTATACTAAATGTTAATACCGATAATATGTCTTTAAACCTAAAATGGCCAGGAAGTGCATCTTTTTCATCTGGTTCAACTCCATTTGGAATATATGATACCGATACTAAATTTCAAACCGATGCACCTAAAACCGCAAATTGGGTAGCAAATCGGTTAGGATATCCGATTGTTGATATCGAATTGATAGATATACAGATTTTCTCTTGTTTTGAAGAAGCAACTTCGGAATATTCTGCACAAGTAAATCAGTTCAATATTCGAAATAATCTGGCAATACTCAGAGGACAATCAAAATCGGATAATGTTAACTTCTCACAAACATTAGTAGATGGTACATCAGTTCCTACTATATTCAGAATGGCGCAATCCTATGGAACTGTATCGGGAGTTGGTGGGCCGGTTGATATTAAGAGTGGGTATATTGATTTAATAGAATATCAGCAAACATACGATTTAAAACAAGTAGGTGTTGATACTGCTACTTCGCAATCATTCTCTACATTATTTACTGGTTCTGCTGTATTTGATATAACAAGAGTATTCCATGAAGCAGTTCCTGCAATTGCACGTTTCTTTGACCCATATTCGGTTGGAGCGCAAGGAACACTAAACCTAATGAGTGAGTTAGGATTCGGAAACTTCTCACCAGCATCTCAATTCCTAATGATGCCAATCTATGAAGATGTATTGCGTATGCAGCAGATTGAGTTCAATGATACCATTCGTAAATCGGCATTCTCATTTAACATTGTAAATAATAAATTAGAAGTATTTCCGTTACCAACTAATAAATCTCCAAAACGAATGTATTTTGAATACTTCGAAAGAAAAGATTTGGAACATAAATCTACAATAATTCAGCATGATTCTATATCGGATTATTCAGATGCAAAATATGATTTCATTCAGTATTCTGATGTAAATGATGTTGGTAAGCAATGGATTAGAAAATATACATTAGCATTAGCAAAAGAACTACTTGGTGCGATTAGAGAGAAATACGCAACTATTCCAATTCCAGGTGGAGAAACCTCATTAGATGGTGCAGCATTGAGAGCGGAAGCACAAGTTGAGAAAGATGCGTTGATTACACAATTGAGAGAAAATTTAGAAGAGTTAAGCCGTAAGAATCAATTTGATATTCAGGCATTGGAAGCACAAAAACATCAAGAAATGCTTAGTAAAATTCCACTCAAAATTTATGTAGGTGCGTTGATTCCGTTAATATTTAGTAGTATTGGATTATGGTAAAATGCGAAGTTTATAATAGAGATATTAAAAAATCAAAAGCAGCCATAGATGCTGGCTATAACTTAGAAAGGATAAGAGTATAATATGCCAAAATTTATATCACCGAGAGATGTTTCTTTTTTTAAGAGAATAAGTAGAGAATTAGTAGATGTAGTTATTCAAAATACTCTTGTACTATTCAAAGTTAACTTAAATGAAACTAAGGTAAACCTATATGGAGAGTCTGTTAATAAGACATGGCATCTTGGTGTAGAGTTATTTTGTTTAATAGAAATGGATCCTGAAAATATGCAGTATGAAGGGTTTGGACCTGACAATACTCAAAATATGGTATTCCGATTAGATAGAGATATGTGTTCTGAAAAGAATTCGTATCCAGAAGTTGGTGATATTATTTATTTTGATACAAACTATTACGAAATTGACAATACAAACGAAATACAATTTATCGGTGGATTACCAGTGAATACTTATAGTATAGTATGTTCAGCATTCTTGGTAAGCAAATCTAATCTTAATATAGAAGAAAGAACCCTATAATATGGCACAAGTAGATAAAGTTAAAGCAAACACTAATAGAGCAGCACAGATTAAATCAAATCCAGGTGACCTTAAACAAAGTGTTACCTTATTTGATGTTGATTATGCTGTGATGTCATATTTGGAAGATACCGTCTTACCTACATTGGATGATAATGGTAAAGCACTAAAGATACCTGTAATATATGGTAATTCTGAAAGATGGAATGGTGCAAGACGGCAAGGTGTGTATCGTGATGGTGGAAAAGGTAAGATACAATTACCACTAATGATGTTACGTCGGACAAGTATTACTAAAGATGATACGATGCCAATGTTCAAACGTTATACATCATATCAAACCGTTACAAAATGGTCAAAAGATAACAGATACGATAGATTTAGTATTTTAGGTAAAGCAACTGCACCAAAATACGAATTATACAATATTATGATGCCGGAATATGTTGAGATAAGTTATGAGTGTATGGGATGGACTAGTTATATAGAACATCTAAATGCAGTTATCGAACAACTAAACTTTTCAGCAACATATTGGGGAACAAAAGATAAGTTTAAGTTCAGAACTGAAATATCAGATTACACAGTAGTAAACGAAGTTGGTGAAGGAACTGAAAGGATTAACAGAGTAGAGTTTACTATTTCTGTTAAAGCATATTTATTGCCAGAAACATTTGATGGGCAGCCTACAACTAAAAAATCTATTAATACTAGAAAGGTGGTAGTAACCACAGAAACCGATGCCACCGGCAATGGTAGATTAGAGGGTGTTTTAACCACTCCATCTCCGTACTATGATAATAAAGACCTTATAGATTTCCTATCCTTAAATGGAAGCAAAAGTGGCAATGTGGTGACTAATAACACTATAACGTTCTCCGGCGTAAAATTAATCAAAACTCCTGATTTATTGGTATCGGTAGTAACTGCAGGATTAATTGTAGCAGGAACTTCGTATGATGTAAAAGTATATATAAATGGTGTTAGATATTATCAGACAACGCATTTTAATGTTAGTATTTCTCCAGGAGCTGGAATTTTTACTATAACATTTCTGCCAGTCGGATTGGGATTTGATGTAACACCAACTGATGATGTTACTATAACAGGTAAATTTATTACGGTATAATGAAACGGACATTACTTGATATTACACAAAAAATCAGTAGAAAAGTAAATAGAGTAGTATTAACACCAGTTGATTTGGAAAACGATACTACATATTGGATTTTTGAAGCAAAGGGTTGGAAACTAGTAGATATATTACCGGAAATCCAATATCGTACCACACAAGATAGAGTAATAATTAAAGTAAATACCCAATCAATCAGTAATGATGATTTTATACTTGATTGTGGTAAAATGGGTATGACGGTAAAGTTTATACGGAATAAATTTCAATATATTTTGGAAGCGATTGATTATATTGAAATGCAAGGAGATATAGAAAGATATGCTTAGACAGTTTAATTCGGGTACAAAAAAACAAATACGAACAATTCCAACGGTTAATATTGGCAACCTTAGTGGAGCAGAGTTGTTGCAGAGTTTGACACATATTATGTCAAGTTCTATGCCTGTTACAAATGTATTCAATTCTAATACTCGTTTTAATCCAGAATTAGTATCAGTTGTGCGTACACCAATTAGTTCCGATTTAACTGGTAGTTTGTATCATATTTTATCGAGCTCAATGCCAGTTTTAAATGTGTTTGAATCAAATACACGTTCTAATCCGAATCCGATTACAATTACAAATAATACAAATACTATAAATGATTTCCATACTGAAATTCTAAAATTTGGAGCAAGGTATGTTAGCAGACAAATTGATGCATATGATAATGATTTAAATACATTAACATTATACAATGTTAGTTTAGATTATGGTACAGCCGGTGTTTCTCCAGAAAACTTTGAGGTATTAACGCATGGCTTAACTATCCCAAGTGATTACACTATAAAGGAAGTTGGAAATAATGTAGTAATAACATTAGGAAGTGAATATATTGATTTTGAAAATATAGATATTAATGATATTTATGTTATAGGTAAATTAGTAGAAATAATATAGATATCAATAACTAATGGCAAATCTAATAAGAATAAAACAAATAGAAAGTGGGTCAGCATTAAACGCAGCAGCAACTGTGGGTACTGATTTTTCACAATCCATAGCAAATGCATTAACTAATACCATCTTAACGGTATTACCGAGAGGCGTGGTATCAGGATCTGCTCAGTTAACATCTTCATACGATACAAGATACACTTTAAGTGGTTCTATATCTCAGACGACATGGGATACCATAGCAAACAAACCATCGGGTATTGTATCTGGTTCTTCGCAAGTAGTTGGTATATTGAGTTCACTAAATACATTCACTGGTTCATTGAATGATACGTTTGCAACCGATTTTGAAGTTTACACTACGGCATCTGCAATTATAGACCAGGGTGAGTTTTAAAAATAATTAATATATTAAGAATAATAAATAGATGGCTCAAACAATACAACATAGGCGGGGTACATTAGAAAGATTATCAGCAATCACAGGTTCACTCCTAAAGGGAGAAATACTGATTGTAACTGGTTCATCTAATCTTACTGCATCAAATGGTGCATCTATATTATTTACCGCTACTGAGAATGGTGTAATCCAACCAACAAACAGATTTATAATAGGTAATTCTGCACCTAATACGTTTAGTTCTTCAATTTATGGTGGATTAGTAAATGGTGTTCCTTATTACGATAGTGGTAGTGGGACATTGTATTTACTTGGACCAAATACGAATACACCTATAAACTTAACGGGTAACATTGGTGTATTCAGCGCATCGGTAGCAACTTCATTTAGTGCAAGTGTGGCTTCAATACCAACTTGGAATACCATTGCTTCAAAGCCATCTGGAATTATAAGTAGTTCTGCACAATTACCAACCGGAGTAATTTCTGGTTCATCTCAATTAACATCATCCTATGATACAAGATATGTAATTAGTGGAAGTATAACACAAACTACATGGGATAATATCGCTTCAAAGCCATCTGGAATTGTAAGTGGAAGTTCACAAATCACATATACAGGTCTTTCAAATATACCAACAGGTATTATTAGTAGTAGTGCACAATTAAATGGTGCAACGATTAATAATTTAACAATCACAAATTTACATACGTTATATGAATCATCATCTGTAATATACTCAAGTGGTAGTAACCAATTTGGTGATGAATTGACCGATATTCAAACTCTTAGTGGTAGTGTTCGGATACAAGGTGGTTTAACTATAAATGGTACACAAGTATCTACACAATCTTTTGTAGATTTGAGTTTGTTAAACAACGCAACCTCTTCCTACGAAACCAGAGGTGGAAGTATTATAAGTTCTTCGGCACAAATAACATCATTAGGATTTATAAGCTCTTCACAAACAATAGATACCACGACATTGGCAACCACTGGTTCTAATACATTCATTGGAACTCAAACAATAACCGGGTCAGTAAATGTAAGTGGAACAATAAACCCAGATAATGTAACCGTTGGTATTCCAACTTCAAATGCATGGCAGACAAGTTTAAATGGTTCGTATTTTAATAACTTTACTTCTGAAACAAATGTATCTGAAATTTTAAGATTTGTTGCAGGTTTATTATCAGCATCAGCACCGGATGCATCTCCAAATACAAAAACATTAGGTTCAATAACCGCAACGGCAGTAAATACAACAACGGGTACGGCATTAACTGGTAGAATACCACAGAGTTCAACAAACTCTACTATTACATATTTAAATGGTAAAGGATTTGCAACCGCAGGTTCTACAATCTTTAGTGGTGTTACTCCAATTTATACTGCAAATTTAGGATATAACTATACATCGGTAGCAAGTGGTACAACTGCCGCATCATCATCGGCAGATGCACAATTATTTGGATTAGGAACATTGAGTAGTGGAACGCCTACGAACTTTAAGGTTAGTGGTTCATTTACTTTCCGTTTTATGAATAATAGTTCTAAAACAATAACTGCAAGTTCATCATCAATTGTAACTATAACTCAAACGGGAGCAGGAACAACGAGTGGTGTAACATTAGCATTAATCAATACCATAAATCCTGCAGTTATTCCTCCGGGATATCAAGATGGAAAGTTTGCATCTGCATTACCTCAATATCTTTATAGTGGTTCTGCAACGGCAATAAGTGCAAGTGGGTATTATCATATATCTTCATCTATACAAATAGCAAGTGGAAGTAGTGGGTATTCAACTGCAATTGCAGCAAATGGTTCGGAAGTATTTTACGCACCTTTAACTACCATTACAACAAACGTTCCTGCTCAAACTGTATACACCGCATCAGTTTCAACATTATCATATTTAACCGCAGTATCTCGTTCATTAAGTGGAGCACCTTATTTATCTCAATCAACTTATATAGTTTCATCATCATTGAGTGGCGCATTTTCTCCTTTATTTTATAATGCAACAATTGGAGCACATACATTAAGTGGTACTGGTATAACACAAACATCAGGTGTAACTTCGGTATTAACATCCGGTGGTACAATTTCAACCGCAAACGCAGTATACGATTCAACCAATACAAATGTAAGAGCAACATCAACAATTCCATTTGAAACCGATTTAATTAGATTAAATGGATTATATACATTTGGTTCTACTAACATTACAAACGTAGCACAAACATCATTTACACCTACAACATTTACGGTAAATGCAGCCGGTAATAATTATAATGGTTCAACTAACTCATATGCAAATACACTATCATATCACGTTGCCGGAACATTTGGACAACCATCGGCTAGTGGTTCATTAGCATATTTTACAAGAACACAAGGCGCAGATACTTCAACAGCATTGATTGAATCATTTACTGGTGAAACTTATAGAATCCAATTAGCAGATAATGTATTAGCATTCAATGGAAATGCATGGACAACTACATTTGCATTAAATCAATTAAGTGGTAATGATTTGCAAGTTAAACCTGGGTATTTGGTAAAACCAGGTGGAACTTATGGATATTGGTTAGGTGATCCAGATACTTCAAAAACTTACAAATTCTATATCAGAAAGTTCACAACATCTGGAAGTAAAGCTTCAATGACATTGAACTTAGGACAAACGTTAAATGCATGGGATTCATCGGCTACTGGAGTATCGGCAGTTATTTTATTTGAATCATCTAAAAATACCATTTATACACCGGCGAGAGTATATGACCCAACAAAAACAACTTCTAACTTTGTATCAACCATAACTACAAATACAGATGGACAAAATCCATTCGGAGCAAATATAGATTTGTATGGTAATACCGGTGGTTCTTTAGCAACTACAACCTATACAATTCCATTACGAAATGCAGATGGTATGTATCTAAACGCAACTTATACTAACATATATGTAATTGTGAGATATAAAGGTGATGCAACACCGGTAACTTCAATAACAACAACCTTTACTTAATATAAATGGCAGCAATAAATAATACATATAAATCAGCTAGATTACTTGCAAGTAGAAGATATACGCATGATACCTTTACCGATGCACAAGAAGCATTTACATCCACATTGGATATTAATGCAAGTGAAGTATATATAGATGCCAATTTAATTCCATCGAGTAGTTTACCATATAGTGGTAGTTCTCAAAGTGGAAGTATATATACGGTTGGTTCACAAACTGTGATGAAGTATTATTATAGGCATTCTTTAACTAAATCCGATACCAATAATGAAGTTTGGTTTTTCTTAGACCCAACTGGTTCGGCAGCTGGCATTGGAGCACAATTAATAGATGCTAACCAAAAAACTGGGTTTATATCACCAAAATATTCTATACCATCATTGGCAAATGCAAATACGGAAGATGCAACGCCTGGATATGGTGCAAAAGTATTGGTGGCGGGAATACAATCATCTGTTAATAACTATGTATTTGATTATAAGACTGGTGTTTTACAATGGGCAACTACGGCATTAGCACCGACTGATGGTCAATCGGTAACGATAACTGCATATCGATATATTGGAAGAACTTTATCAGATTATATATCAAATCCATCAATAACTCTACCATCTGGATTGATTAGTAGTTCACAGCAAGTTATCAATATATTTAATGCAAACTTCACGTCCGGATCATCAATGGCAACTACAGTTGATACCAGTTTTGCAACAGATACGGAACTATATTTATCATCATCATTGTTAGATGCCGGAGAATTTTAATAATATTATAAGATTGTTTAGGTAATATGAAAAGTTATATATTTATATATGTAAAAAACTAACTAAAAAAACAAAAAATTGATATGGCACAAATTATTAAACACAGGAGAGGTAGTTTAGAATCACTAAGCGCCGTAACCTCATCATTACAAAAAGGCGAGATTGTAATCGCATCCGGCTCATCGGTATTATCTGCAACCAACGGAACTGCAATCGCTTTCGTTGTGCCGGCAGATGGACAGGTGCAAGCAATCAATCGTGTTCTAACTGGAACATCTGACCCTGCTGCCGTTAGTAATACAATGACCAATGGTGTACCATTCTATGATTCGACAAGTGGTTCGTTGTGGTTGTTGAACAATGGTGGAAATACCAAAGTAAATCTAATTGGTAACATCCAATCATTCTCAACTTCGGTAGATTCGAGGTTAGATGCAGTAGAAGCTGCAACCGGTGGTGGTGGTGATATGGGACAATCGATAACCCAACTAAATGCATTCACCTCTTCACAAGAAACTAAGAATAGTACATTAGCAACTTATACTGGTAGTGTTAATAATTCAATCACATCATTAAACTCATCAACTGCATCTCAACAATCGAGTATTGACCAACTAAATACTGCAAGTGGAAGTGCTATTAGTAGATTGAGTAATTTAGAAGCAACATCGGCATCTGTTAATAGTTCGGTATCAAACTTAAATGCAAATACGGCATCTCAACAATCGAGTATTGACCAATTAAATACTGCAAGTGGAAGTTCTATTATTAGATTAAATAATTTGGAATCATTTAGTGGTTCACAAATAACTAAAAATAGTACATTAGCAACATACACAGGTTCAGTTGACGTACATATTTCAAATGTTAACTCATACACATCATCATTACTAACCGCATTTACCGCAAGTGGAGCAAACATAATTACAAATGGTAACTTAACAGTAGCAGGTAATTTAACCGTAAGTGGTACAACTACCGCAATCAACTCAACTACTATTCAGTTAGGTGATAACATCATTGAATTAAATGGTACTGGTGTTGCAAATGGTGGACTTTTAGTTAAAGACCCAACCGCACCAAATACGGTATCTGGTTCTTTACTTTGGGATTCTACAAACGATTACTGGAAAGCGGGAGCAGCAGGAGCTGAAGAAAAACTACTAAGAGCAGGTAGTGATACAATCGTTTCATCATCGGCACAGGTAGTTGATATATTGAGTTCACTAAATACCTTTACTTCATCCGCATCAACGAGATTAACCAATTTAGAAACCACTTCGGCATCAGTTAATAGTTCACTATCTAACTTAAATACTGAAACTGCTTCAATTGAAGGTAGATTTACAACGTTAGCAAGTGTAACATCTTCTTATAATTCATTTACATCATCAGCTGGAATACGATTAACCAATTTAGAAACCACATCGGCATCTGTTAACAATTCAATTTCAGCATTAAACCTATCAACAGCATCACAACAATCAAGCATTGACCAATTAAATACTGCAAGTGGCAGTGCTATTGGTAGATTGGGTAATTTAGAAGCAACATCTGCGAGTGTAAATAGTTCGGTATCAAACTTAAATGCAAATACCGCATCACAACAATCAAGCATTGACCAATTAAATACCGTTAGTGGAAGTTCTATTATTAGACTAAACAACTTAGAAGCATTTAGTGGTTCACAAATAACTAAGAATAGTTCCTTAGCAACATATACCGGTTCGGTAGATTCGCACATTTCAAATGTTAATAGTTACACTTCTTCCGCAACTATTAGATTAAATAACATTGAATCATTCACTTCTTCTTTTGGAACTACATTTAGTTCTTCAGTAGCCAATAGATTGGGTACATTAGAAGGTACTGGTACAATACAAGGAGTTGGTACTACTAATAATGTTAATTTTGCATCTGTAAGCACTACTGGAAATGTGACCGTAGGTGGTGATTTAGTAGTACAAGGTAATACTGTAAGTTTGAATGTTGCAACTTTAACTATCGAAGATAAGTTAATTACATTAGCAAGTGGTTCAACCGATGCAGCAACCGCAAACGGGGCAGGTATCGAAGTAGCAGGTGCAAATGCAACAATTACATATGTATCTGCAATCGATAGTTGGGCATTAAATAAACCATTGAGTGGTTCAGCAGTTACATCATCAATCAACATACCGAGTGGTGGTGGAAACTCTAAGAGATTAGCATTTAGAGGAACAACTGATAACATTGAATTTGTAGCAGCAGCAACAACTGTTGGGGATACCGTACAATGGGATGGTACTAACTTCGTAATGAGTAATGTAATCGATGGTGGCACATTCTAATCATAACAATTGACATATAAGAGTAAAAAACCTGTCTTCGGATGGGTTTTTTATTTTTTAGTTATATTTATGTAAGTAGTATATACTACCTTTTGTTATACACGTCTAAACAGAACCCATAAATATGGCACAGAACATTATACTGAAGCGTTCCTCAGTAGCAGGAAAAGTACCTACAACTTCCTCATTGAGTGTAGGAGAAGTAGCAATCAATACTTACGATGGTAAGTTATTCATTCATCGTTCGGGTTCGACAAAGACGATACAAGAGGTAGTAACCACAAACACTACCAATACGGGTTCAATATCACTCACACAGACGGGTTCATTCGGTGAGTTGGTAGTAACCCAAGATGCAAACCTACACAGAGATTTATATGTAACACGAGATATACTTGCCAATGGGCAGTTAGATGTGTTAGGAGCACTCACCGCATCGTTAGCAACCGGATATGCTTGGGTTGGTAATGGTAGTAATATCAGTAAAGTAGTTGCAACAAGTTCATTTACACCAACGGGTACGATTAGTGGTAGTTCACAACTTACATCATCATATGATACACGATATACGATAAGTGGTTCTACTGCATCGTATCCTGGACCAAACACATTTGATTTTAATTTAGATGTAAATGCGGCTGGTACTGTTAATTATATTCAAGATAGTACATCAACCGCATTTGTATATGCAAATCCGAATTCGATATCTGCATCGATTGGTGGAACTGCATATTTAACCGTTAATTCACAAAGTCTTTCTACTCCAAATACATTTACTGCATCTTTGGCAAATGGATATACTTGGGTTGGTAATGGTAGCAATATTAGTATTGCTGTTTCCACTAGTTCATTTGCATCAACTTTACCAGCAGGAGTAGTATCTGGAAGTTCACAAGTTGTTGGTATACTTTCTTCATTAAATACTTACACCGGTTCAAATGATACAACAAACACTACACAAAATGGTAGACTAACAAACTTAGAAAGTACATCT